GTAAAATATAAAACTAGAAAAGTTATGTCACAAAAAATTAATTTTTCAGACTATCCTGCTTCTGGTGTTTATTTCATTGAGATTGATAATTCTATAATTTCGTCATCCAATGTGCAGACAGCACTTCGTATGGCAGTTGGTTTTAATATGCAGGGACCTTTCAACCGTCCTGTTTATATTGCTAACTCAGACGAGTGTAATAAGCTGTTTGGTCCAATCGACAGAAAGATGGAACGCAGGGGATGCTGGACAAATAGAAACATCCGTACAATGTTGCAGAAATCACCTGTGTACGTGATGAACATGCTCAATGTTGATACCAGTGACAAGGAAAGCAATAAGGATACTGTTGGATATACACTGTTATCTCTTGATCCTAAGATCGAATCACATACAACCAAAGCACCTTATGCTTATATGTATGACAGAACTCGTTTCTGGATCGCCGATGATGATGCATTCGTAGAAAATTCATTTATAAATGGTTCTGAGGAAATGTTGAATGGTGTTGATGCATCTGTTGATGTTGATACCATTGAGAAAGCTGCTTTGTTCGGTGTTTCTAACTGCGGAACAAGAGACATTTCTGTTATTGTAAGAAAATCAGAATCAGTTAACGGATATAACGTAACATTCCTTGATTATTACGGAAATCAGGATGATATTCCTTACAAGTGGATCAATCCAAATGATTACGTATCTGACTACTTTGTTGATGTTATCGCAATTGCTGGTAACTGGGACAAGTCTAAGTACGCTTCGTTTGCTAGCGATGTTGTATGGTCTGGATACTTCTCTGAGGAAGGTCTTCTCAAGGATAAACTTGCTAAGTTCTTGCGTCTTGATGCTGTTAATGTGATTGGTTCTTGGACAGGATGTATCCTTCCTAACTTCACAGACAAGCAAGGAAACATGAAGTCTATCGACTATCTTGTTAATAAGAAGTGCAACGAGACTGGACTTATGTTCGGTATCAACCAAAAGGCACTTGACCTTATTGCTCTTGATGGTTCTACATTCTTCTATGATGAGGTAGGTGATGGTGTTTATAACGAGGATGCTGGAGATACTGTTGCAAACTTCATTCCTGATATGGTTGGACATAAGCTGACAACTGATGCTTCTGCTCCTTTCACTATCATGTCTTACAATATTGATAATCCTACAGAATATATCAAGGTTTATGAAACTGTTGATGATGAGAATATCGATTCTTCTACACAGTTCACATTGAGCGAGGTTGATGGATTGAATGTTAATATCGGTGACTATGTTCGTGCTCAGAATGGATTGATGACACGTATCATCAAGAAACGTGGTACACGTACTAACCTGAATGATGAGACAAGTGAAATCATTTATCGTTTCACTGCTGTTGATGTTGTTCTTGGTGACAGCGCACAGATGAATATTGAGATCCACAAGTCATACAAGAGCATGTATTCTACTTTGACTCTGTTCGCTCTTAATGGATTGAAGATTTGCAACAGACATATGCCTGGATATGATAAGGATGGTAATATCGATCCTGAAGCTGGTGTTGAAAAGATCTATGCTATGTTGAACGATAAGGGTATCCGCAGAGGACTTCTTAACAACGACTCTATCGATTTCCGTTATCTTGTAGATACAATGGCTTATGGTCTTGGTGAGAATTGCGGTGGTAAGGTACATCTTGCTAACCTTGCTCTTGACAAGAAGCACTGTACAGCACTTATCAATGCACCTTCTATGACTCAGTTTGCTCAGTCTGATGCTCCATTCTTCGGTGATAACTGGGATAAGTCAATGGGTGATCCACGTCCTACATTTGATGTAGCATACATTCCTCATGGTGGTAATCAGGATCTTGTTTATCCTGCTGACACTAAGTCATTTACTCTTCCTGATTTTGAAAATGGTGCAGACCATGTTGGTATCTTCGCTCCATTCTTCAAGTATGCAGACGGACAGAGAACAATCCTCGTTCCTCCAGCAGCAGATGTATCTAATACATTCATGAATAAGTTCACAGGCGGTGATCCTTATAAGACTGTTGCTAACATGAACGGTATTATTAACAATATCCAGATTGTTGGTCTTGAGTATGATTTCGATGAGACAGACAGAGGTTATCTTGAACCATTCGGTATCAATCCTATCATCAATAGAAACGGTAACATACTTATCTATGGTGACAGAACAGCATACCAGCTTGTTAACTCTGACCTGAGTTTCTTGCATGTAAGAGAACTTCTCAACACAATTCAGATTAGCTGTAAGGCTGTACTTGATGAATATGTGTTCACATACAATATACCTACAACCCGTGCAGAGATTATTACTCGTATCAATCCAATACTGAGTGCTATGAAAGACTCTGGTGCTCTTGTTAAGTATGAAATTGAGTGCGACGACCTCAACAACGACAAGGAAGTTATTAACAATAAGTTCTGTATCGTTGATATCGGTGTTTGGATTTCACAAAATATGGAAAAGATCGTTGTTCCTATCACACTCAACCGTTCAACGACCGCTTAAAATAAAAGAAAATAAGATTAATAGATATGGCAAATGATGGCACTGGATTGACTTCCGTCGGACTGATGGGCCTTCCTCACTTTAAGACATCTCGCGTCTCTATGGAGATGTACGAGCCTGTTTATCTTAACTTGTTTACTGTTGAATTCCAGCTTCCAAAGGGCTTGACAGGCACAGGCGGTGTTTCAGACGATGATAAGAACCTGTTACTTGAAGGTGTTCAGAAGGTTGATGGATTGGATACAAACAAGGTTCCTGGTGCAACGCTTCAGCACTATAAATTCGCTGATCGAAGCTTCGCTAACTCTGGTACTGACCAGACTTACATTGATGTGAAGCTTGACTTCGAGATCAACGTCAGAGGTTCTGCTGCTGGTTCACCAGACATGTATACCTTAAAGATTCTTAGAAGATGGAACGATCTTATCTGGGATCCTCTTACTGGTAGACAAGGATTGAAGGTAAACTATGTTGCTCCAACTGTAACAGTAACAATGCACGATAAGGCTAACCAACCTTTCTGGCAGTGGACTCTTTATAATGTATTCCCAATTACTAATCTTCCTGTTCCACAGCTTGATTATTCACAGAAGAATACACTTTATAAGGTTACTGGATACACATTACGTTGTGATTACTGGGATGAAGTAATGTTGTAATAGAC